ATGTCGGCGACCGTTCAAATCATCCCAAGTCGGATCACTTTCAGAGCCTGCCTCGACCTGGATTGGCGCGTCACAAGCTATTGCGCCAAGTGCGGCATGGGCCGGGCAATGGACCTGGCCATGGTCTGTGAAAGCCCGCTCGCGGCGCGGCCGATCGAGGCGCTCATGACGGCCGGCGCGATCCGCTGTCGCGACAAACGCACGCGGTGCGGCGGCGAGCCGGCGCACTTCCTGGTGGTCAGCTGGATGAAGGTTGGTCGCGAGCTCGACGTGGCGCGCTGGCGCGCCGAAATGATCAACGGACGACGGGTTGTCCGCCTTGAGCGGGCGCGGGAGGATTGACCGCCACCACGGCCTGGGCGGTCGAGCGTGGCGGGCGCAGGCCGTCATAGATCTGCACCGCCATCCAGCCGATCAGCGCGGCCAGCAGGCCGAAGGCGGCGTTGCGAACCATCCGCTGTTCGGCGCGGATGTCGCCCAGGGCGTTGTGGATATTGTTGTACCGTTCGGCGCACAACTCTTCGTGCCCCTGGATCTTCGCGAATGCGCCGGCCACGGTCTGTTTCTCGCTCAACCCTACCCCCTTGATCTCACACGCGGCCGGCGGCCGACTGCCTAGGCCTTGCCGTTCAGCTTCTCGACCGTTCGCATACCGCCAAGACCCAGCATCCCCAGCAGCAGGGTGATCAGCGTGCCATGTCGAGGTCGGGCAACTTCATGCCGAAGCCCACCAGGACCGGGTGGACCATGAACTGGAAGGCCAGGCCAGAACCGCACACCCAGCCGATGAACGGCCGCCAGCCCGACACGAAGAGGTTGGGATTGGCCGCCTCGGCCTGGTCGACGGCGAGTTGCCCCTTGGCCAGGTCAGTATCGGCCGCCAGCTGCGCCAGGTCGCCCTGCTGCTGCATCTTGAGCAGCTCCAGTTGCGCCGCCTGTTTGGCGGCCGGATCGGGAAGCACCCGATCCACGACTTTCAGGCCGATCGTCAGAAGGTCGGTGACGCCCATGTCAGTCTCTCCAGATAAAGCCGGCCTTGATCAGCCAGGCGCGCGCCTCGTCGAGGCCGATGAGGCCGCCGTTGACCTTGATGCGGGCGGCGCGGATGTCGTCTTCCTCGTTGGCCCGGATCGAGGCTTCGATATCGGCCAGCGGCTTTTCGCCCGGATCAGCGTCGACGATGGCGTTGCAGCCGCGCGACGCCCAATAGGCGCCGGCGACGTCGAACCCGATCTCGGGCCGCTTCATCAGGTCGGGCTGGGCGAGAAGAGGCTGACCGGTCAAGGCCTGGGCCTCGGCGTAATTGTCGCGGCCGGTGCTCATCAGCGGATTGCGTCCGCGATAGAGCCAGCCGTCGCCGGGCGCGGTGTTGCCCATACGACCGGCATAGACCTTGTTGGCCAGGGCTTGCGGATTGTTGGCGTAGGGTGCGGCCGCCGCCAGGGTCGGGAACCGCCCGGGCCACACCTTGGTCAACCGATCGGCCGAATAGCCCAGCGCCTCTTCGAACCGCGTCAGGCCCAGGCTCTCGACACAGACCTGGGCGATGAAATGACGCACACGGCGCGGCGTGTTGATCTCGTACTTCTCGCAAGCCGCCGCCAGGGGCCTCGCCAGCGCGCCGTAGTCGCAACGGCGATTGAGCTGCTGCAAGCGCAGCGCGGTGATTTCAGCGCTAGGGGACATTGAGGGCCGTGCCTCCCACATAGATCGAGCTGCCGACGTCGAGGCGGCCAGGCACCGAGCTGACGCCGCCGGAGCCGATGACGGCGCTGTTCGAGACGGCCAGGTATTTGGCGGCGAAAGAGCCGTTGTTGTTGTAGATCGTCGTCCCCGCGCCCGTGACGTTCAGGTGATCGGAGAAGGCCGACTGGCCATAGACGTGCAGCGTGCCCAGGCTGATCAGGTCGCTAGCCGCTTGCATATTGGCGCCCGCGTACACGCTGCCGCCGGCGGTGAGCGAACCCGAAAGCGTGATGTTCGTGGCGCCCGTAACCGCGCCGGCGAGCGCGAGACCCGCCGACGATTGCAGCGCGCCCGCGCTCGTCGCGATGACCTGGCCGCCGACCGAGAGCGAGCCTCCGGTGATCGTGACATTGCCGGTGAAGTTGTTGCCGCCAAAGCTGGCGCCATTGATCTGGAACCCTGTTGGAACGTTGACCACGCCGACGCTGTAGCCGCCGGTCGGCGCGCCCACCACGACCCCGCCGCTGACATCCAGGCGGCCGACCTGCGTTCCGACGCCGACCGAACCGATGGCGGCGCTGTTCGAGACGGCCAGGTACTTGCCGGCGAACGAGCCGTTGTTGTTGTAGATCGTCGTCCCCGCGCCCGTGACGTTCAGGTGATCGGCGAAGGCCGATTGGCCGGCGACATGCAGGGTCGCCAGGCTGATCAGGTCCGTGGTCGCCGTGACGCTGCCGCCGACGGTCAGGTTGCCGGTGATCGTCACGTCGCCGGTCAGAGTGCCCGCGCCGCCCACGGCGGTGTTGTTCACCTTGAAGCCGGTCGGGACATTGACGCTGCCGGCCTGGAAACCGCCGGTCGCGCCGGTCAGCAGGATGCCGTTGGTCACTTCCAGCTGTCCGGCGACCGAGCTGACGCCGCCGGGGCCGATGATGGCGCTGTTCGAGATCGACAGATACTTTCCGGCGAACGAGCCATTGTTCGCATAGATGGTGGTTCCCGCGCCCGGCAGGTTGATGTGGTCGGCGAAGGCCGATTGGCCGGAAACGTGCAGGGTGCCCAGGCTGATCAGGTCCGTGGTCGCCGTCGCGCTGCCGCCGACCGTGAGGTTGCCGGTGATCGTGACGTTGCCAGGGATCGTGCCGCCCGCCAGCGTATTGATCCCGGCGGGCAGACACCCGGCGATCACGGTGTTGACGATCGTCGCCAGGGCCATGGGCGAAACACCGTTGCCGGTGAGGTCGCAGCCGGACAGCAACATGCCGTCGGTGTTGGAGGCCACGCCATATTGCTGATAGGACCCGGCGCCCACCCCGCTCGTATCATAGGCGGTGATCCCGATCACCGAGCCGGCGTAGCCGTAGAAGTTGACGCCGTTGCGGCGTGTGGCGACGCCGCCCGCCCCATTGTTGATGTAGAACCCGCCCATCACCTGGCAACGCGGCCCACCGATGAAGACGCCGTCGCCCTTGTTGCCCTTGACCTGGCCGATGGCGATCCGGGTTGCGGTGTTGCGGTGCTCCGCGTCGGGGCCATTGCCGGTGACATAGACGCCGCACGCCGACGACGAGCCCCCCGCTTTGAAGCCGGACAGCTCGACCATCTCTAGGTCGATCACCGCGCCATTGCCGTGGGTGTCCAAATAGATGGAATGGTCCCCGCCTTCGCCGAAAAACCCGCCCTTGAGACGCGGCGAGTAGATCGGTCCGGCGTCGGTGCCGATGAACGCCGCGCCATAGCGCGTCGGCGCGTAGCCGGTGCACGCGGTCATGGTGCCGACGCTGATGCCTTTCGACAGGTTCGCGCCCGTCGCGATGCTCTCCCAGTGATAGCCATCGCGACCGGCCATGCCCTCGCTGCAGGACGTCAGGTACCATTGCAGTGGCGCCGATTGCGGAACGCCGGCGACCGAAGAGACCCCGTCGCTGATGAAGCTCCAGTTGTCGTGGATCGACGACGTCGCGTTGCAGAACGAGATCGCGCCGAAGAAGGCCCGGCCCATGTTCCAGTTGCGATAGTTCCCATAGGCGCGGACATCGACCGCATAGAACTGATCGCACCAATCGGTCGCCGCCGAGCCCTGCTGGATGCCGTCGCCGCCGGCCGTGGGGATCACCGAGTGCGTGGCGGTGAAGCCTTCGATCCGCGCCCCATAGATCCCGCCCAAGATCTTGACCACGGGCTGATTGGCCGTGGTGCAGGAAATGATGACGGCCTTCGAGCCCGCGCCCTTCAATACCTGGCCGTCGGTGATGACGATCGGCTGGCTGATGGCGTAGCCCAGCACGCCCGGGACCGCCAGCTTGGGTTTCGGCGGCACGTAGACCATGGCCTTGGCCGCCAGGGCCCGCGCGAACGCACCGTCATAATTGGTGTCGGTGACGTTGCCGCCGCTGTCGGTCAGCAGATAGTCGTTGACGTCGACGAGACCGGCGCCGGCGGTGCTGGAAAAGCGCGGATCATCGCCGGCCGCGACGGTCCCAGCGGTTGCGCCGACGTTGCGGGTCGCCGCCGATCCGAGGCCCAGGTTCTGGCGAGAGATCGCCTTGCTGGATAGCTCCGAAAGATTGTTGCTGGCCAGCAGGGCGCCTGTCGCGCCCCCGCCGCCACCGCCGCCGCCTCCCGAATGGGCGACTTGGTATTCCAGGCGTCGCAGCTCGCGTTGCAGGTCCTGGGTCTGGCGGGTCAGGCGATCGAGCGCGTACTCGACTTCCTGAGTGCGCAGGGTCTGGGCGGCGCCGAAAACCGAAGGCTGGTCCAGGGGCGTGACGCGGCGCAGGATCAATCGGTGACGCGCCGGGTCCCAGCCGCCGACCGGCAAGGCCCCGATCGTCAGGGTGACTTGACCGCCCACGTGCAGCGGATCGGTCCCGGCCAGGGTGTAGTCGATAGCCAGCTGAAGCGGCTCGTCCTCGACCCCGCCGGTTTCGATGATCACCGCCACGTCGCCGGGCTGGTGATAGGTGAAGATCGTGTCGAAAGGACCGGTCGCCGTCAGGGTCGGGATATAGATGCTTTCGCTATTCTCGACATTGATGGTCATGGCGGCCCCTGACGAACTCCAGGCCGTCAGGGTCGCCGCGCGCGAGGGGCGGGGGGGTTAGAGCTATGGCGCCTTTCGTCCCGCAGCGGCCGCCAGGTTGGGCGCGCGCGCGGGAACGGGCTGGCCCTCTGGCCACCACTGGTCTTGACCATATTCCTTTTCCAGGCGCTGGCGCTGGCGCTGGAAGGCCTCCTCGGCCTGGGGATCGACCAGGCGCTGGATCTGGTCGATGACGGCGCGATCCATGATCGCGCGCGACCACCAGAGGCTGGCCAACGCATTGTAGCGGCCCAGATAGCGCGCCAGGTCGCGGCCGGCGTGCGGATCCTCGCCCTTGATGGCCTGGTCGACATTGCCCCAGGTCAGGTCGTAGGTGTCGGACACGAACCCGGCCGCTGGACCGAACGCGGTCATGGCCGACGATTTACCGTTGCGGGCTTCGACGCTGAACAGGAAGTCCCCAAGGATGCCCTGCCCGCCGCCCTGGGCCGCCGCGGCCGCCCAGAAGCGATAGGCGGTCTTGCCCTCGTCCTTGGGATCGTCGCTCCAAGCCGGGCGCGGATCGTTGCCCTTGATGATGTCTTTGATCCATACCGCCAGAGCGCCGCTGATCGTCGAGCCCAGGATCATCGGCGCGGCCTGGATCGCCGCGCGCAGATGCCACGGAATACGACCGTCCTGCCCCGCCTGGGCCGCGCGCAGGATGAACTCTCGGCTCCAATTATAGGTCTGGGTCACGGTGAAACTGCGATAGCTCATCGCGCTGCGACGCAATTCGCCCTGCACCGTTCCCGGGCGGCTTTCGCCCATGAGCTGAGCTTGCGCCCAAAGGCTGGGCTCGGGCACGACGTTGCGCGTTTCGCGCTCGATCATTTCCGCCAGGCGCCAGCCCAGTTCCTCGTGGCCCGCCTTGGCCAGGGCCTGAGGCGAAATGAAGGCGATGCCGCGCCCATAGCGTTCCGGCTCGACCTGGCCGATCACCCGCCAGTCGGCCTCGTCGAAGCCTCGGGCTTGAAGGAGGGCGGCGAAGGCGCGCTCCTCGGCGTCCTTGCTTCCCGCCAGCTGCGCGATCGTCAGGCCACGCTTGTCGAACACGTGCCCCATGAACTCGTCCTGGAAGCCGCGCCGCGCGGCGGTCATGTTGGCGTTCAACAGAGCGGCCGTGTTCACCCATTGCGGCAATAGCCGGGCGACGGCGTTCGCGCCCTCCCATAGCTTGCCGCCCACGGTCTGCGATCGCAGATAGCGCTGCACCCCATCGCTGAACCGGGCGCGGGCGTTCTCGGCGATGAAGCCCGTTCGACGCGCGGCGGCGCGGGCCTCGGGGCTTAGAACCTGATCGGCATAGGCGCGAAAGTCGGGCATGGCCGAAAGGCCGGCGAAGGCCTTGGTCTGGGCGGCGACGATCGGGTTGCTAGCCACGTCGTTGACAACCGCGCTGCCCAGCTGGATGCCCGACAAAGCGCTTCGGCCCATCTGCCCGACGCGCGCGATATGGTTGTCGGGGCCATAGGGACCGCCCAACTCGCCCGTGAACAGGCGGTACATGGTCGAGGCGCTCTCGATATCGCCCTTGGCGTTCTTCAGCCAGTTTTGAGAGCGCCCGCCGCTGGACATCTCGATGTCGGCCATGCGCTGCGCGGCCCTGGCCAGCCACTGGAATTGATGATCGGGGTTCGGACCCAGCACCTGAAGGCGCGCGACGTCGCGCGCCATGCCGTCCAGGTGATGCATCATGGCCGCGTAGGGGTCGGCGCGGCCGAACTCGCGCTGATATGCCAGCCATTGATCAGCGTTCTTGAACACCAGGAACCGGCTTTCGGCGCGCTGGTTCGCCAGCTTGCCCTTGCCCAGGCTTTCGCCCATGTCGCGATCGACGGCGCCCAGGCTCACGATGGTGTCGTACACATCGCCCAACACGGCCCGCAGGCGCTTTTCGCCGAAAGGCAGGTCGGTGGCCGTGTCGATCATTCGGCCGGCGTCGAGACGCGGCAGGATGCTATCGGTCCAGGCCTGTTTGCCGGCGCGCTTCAAGGCCAATGGATCATGGCTTTGCGGCAGACCCCAGCGCTCCAGCTTGCCGATGTCGCCGCCGGCCGCGTTGAACAGCTTTCGCGCATGTTCGGCCGTATCGCCCCAGGCCTTGGCCAGGGCCTTGGCCGCGCCGTCGCCCGTCTCTTCGCCGAACGCCTCGCGAACCAGATTGTCCAGCAGGGCGCGGCCCTTGTAGGGCAGGCCCGTGCTGCTGTCGAAAGCTTCGGTCAGGTCGGCCATCATTGCCTGGAAGCCGCCCATCAAGGCCTGATAGCGGCCCTTGACCGACGGTCCCGCCGCGCCCGCCAGGCCGCCGCTGCCATCGACCAGCTCCTTCAGCCAGTCGGCGAATATTCCGCCGTTGCTGTATGGCCCTTCCTTGGGCGGCTCGCCACCGAACGTCCAGCCGCCCTTCGGCGGTTTGCCATTACCCCCGGCGTCGAGACGCACATTCTTGTAGCCCCGCGCCTCCAGGAAGGCCTTGGCGCTTTCCAGCGCCGAGGTCCGCGTGCGGATCATCAGCGCTCGCTGCACCTTTTCGCGAAGCGCCTTGCGCTCCAGCGCCGACATGGCCACGCGCGCGGCCTGGCGATCCGCCTCGATCGGGCCAAGGTCGCTCGACGCCTCGAACGCGCTGTCATAGGCGTCGCGCGTTTCGGCCGCCATGGCCTCGTCGATCTCGCCCTTGGCCAGGGCGTCGGCGATGCAGGAAGCGAAGGGCGTGGTCATAAAGCTCTCAGCAGCAGATGAAGCCGCGCGCTATGGCGACGCTCCAGGCATCTACAGCGCACCTCATGAGAAGCGCGTACTGATGAGGACGCGCCCACGCCAGGTCAGCGTGAGCGGTCCCAGTGCGCGCGTAGTTGACGGACGGCTTCACGAGGCCGTCAGGCGTTCGCGCAGCGCGTAGCCTTCCAGCGGCCACAGTTGCTTGATCGCGTCTTCGTAGGCAAAGCGCTTGCCCTTCTCGGCGTCGAAATTCTCGGGCGACGCCGGCGCTGATTTTCCGATAACGGTAAAACCGTTGTTCATCGTCAAAATACAGATCGTCAGCAGGTCGAGCGGGTGCGCTTCATGCTGTTCAGAACCGAGGATCACTTCGCCCGCCGTGAAATAGTCTTCACGTTCGATCTTGCTTTCCATTTCGGCCAGCGAAACACGTGGCGCGGTGGCGCGGGCAGCGGAATAGTCGTCAGTAGCTTTCAAGGTTTCCGACTTCACGGCTGTTCTCCTTCCGATAGGAGCCGCCATGCTCGTGCCACTGACACGGCGGGGGGGTTAGCCCGGCGCGCATTGCAGCAGCGCCTTATGGGCGCGTTCGTAGGTTCCGGCCTCGGGCAGGTCGTCGAAGAGGCCCGGCGCCGGCTCGTTTTCGAGCTTGGCGTCCTCGGGCTTGGCGGCCGCCAGGCCCTTGGCGCCCTCCCCGTTTGGATCGTCGAACGGCTCGACCAGGGCGCGGGCCGCCGGGCTGGGCGCTTGAGGGTCGATCGCCGCGCCGCGCGCCGCGTCCAGGTTCTCGCCCGCCTCGATCGCCTTGCGCACGCGCGCCAGCACGCCGCGCGCGGCGTCGCCCACCTTCTCGCCCTTGATCACCCGCGCGGCCGCCTCGGCCATGGCCTCGCCGATCGGGCCGGTTCGCATCGAGAGGCGCGCCGTCACGCCCATGGCCGCGCGATCGAGCGCCAGCTTGGCTTCGTTCGCGTCGCGCGCCAGCGCGTTGCCACCGGCCTCGATCGCGTCGGCGTGCTTGACCAACTGTCCATAAAGCCGCGCGTCCTTGGCCAGGCTGCGCTGGACGCTGGCCGCCACCTTGGCCCGCGCCATCATGGCCGACACCGCCGGATCGTGCCCGAAAAGGTCGGCGGTATCGCTCTGCGTCTTGACCCAATCGTCCTGCAGGGCCTCGGCGATCATGGCGCGTGCTTCGTCGCCGTTGGCCGGGTCCATGTCCTTGATCAGCCGCACCATGCCCGCGTGCAGGTCCGGCCGATTTCCCGCCATCAAGCCGATGTCGGCGCCATAGCGCTCGGGGATCACCTTGTTGACCACGGCTCCGAACGCCTCGTCCGAAAGGCGCGACAGGCCGCGCGCCTGGCCCATGAACTCGCCCGTCACCGGCAAGCTGCCGTCGTCCATGACCTTGGAGGCCGTGCGCAGGATCTTGGCCGCGTCGAGGATCGTGCCCGAGCCTTCGCGGATGTTCTTCAGCGCCGCCACCACCCGCACCTCGCCGGGCGTCCAGCCATCGGCCTCGCGAAAGGTGAAGCCCTCCATCGTGGCGTCGAAGCCCTTGGCGTCCATGCGCTGGGCGAGCGCCCGCCGCTGGTGGCCATCGGCGACGAGCTGGCGGCCGTCGCGGGTCTCATAGACGATGATCTTTCCGCTGCTGGTCGGATCCCACGCTTCGACGCCGCGCAGGCGGGCCGTGACGCCCTGCCCATCCGCATCGGCCTTGTACTGGAAAAGCTCGGGCGCCACGTCCAGGGTCTTGGGGTCGAAGCGTTGCGACCAGATGGTGCGGCCGCGATATTCCGCCTGGGCCGGGGCGCCGTCCGCCGGGCCGTTCGGGAACAGGCTTTCGACATCGCGCGAGGGCGTGAGCGGCGGGATGTCGCCGCGCTCGATCGCCGCGACGGCCTGGCCATAGTCCTCGCCGGGCAGGTCGCCCACGGCTTGATCCACCAAGCGGGCGCTGTCCAAACGCTGCGCCGCGCGCAAGGCCGGGGTCTCCGGGGCGGGAAGGAAGCGAGCGGCCGCTTTTCCCAGGCCGTGACCGATGGCCTCGAACGCGGCGCCGCCGACGCCGGCCGACGCGACGTCGAAGGCCATTTGGCCTGTCGTGGGCTTGGGTCCGCCATACTGGGCGTCGGCGACCTTGAGCGGCTGTTCGGCGGCCTCGACGGCGGCGTTGGTAATCCCCTGGCGGATGATGGCGCCCAGGAACGTCTTGCCCGAACCGCCGACGCCCATGGTCATCAGGTTTATCGGGTCCAGCATTCCACCGGCGACGTGACCCAGGAAGCCGCCCAGTCCGCCCTGCTGGGCGTCGTCGGCGGCGATGGCGTTCAGACGCGCGTCGCGCCGCTTGGCCAGCTCATCGCGCGTCGGGACGGCGCGCAAGGCCGGGTATTGCAGGCGAAGCTTGTCCAGCTGGGCTTCATAGGCGTTGTCGTCCAGCGTGGCGGCGGGGCGCAGGCCAAGATCCTCTTCGACCCGCGCGGTGTCGCCGCTGAAGTCGCCGCCGCTGTCGCCGGCGCTGCTGGTCACCGTCCGGTCGCCCGCCGCCATGAAGGCCGAACGCGGCAAGGTCTTTCCGGTGATGCGCTCGATGTCGCGATGCCGCGCCCATAGATCGGCCCGCGCGGCCTCTTCGCGCGCGCCAGGCGCGTAGACCTGCACTTCCGACGAGACGCCAGCCCGGAAGGCGGCGAAGAAATCGGTCGGGGCCTTCCACGCCTGGACCGGCGTTTCCTCGCGCGGGGTGACAGTGGCGGCGACGGCGAATTGGCTCACTGACCGGCCCCCAAGACAGCCTTGTTGCCCAGGGCTTGACCCAGCGCGCCCCGGTCGCGATCGAAATTGAACACGAAGGGCTGGCCGTTCTTGCGCACGGCGACCGCGCCCGACTTCGGATCGACCAGTTGATAGCGCCCGTTCGGCAACAGTTTCAGCGCCGCGCGGCTGATCTGGTTCGGCGACATCGGCTGACCGTTGGCGAAGTGCGGCCCCCAATCATATTGCGACCAGGTCTGACCGACGGTGCGCAGCGCATCGTCGACATAGTCGGGGTTCAGCCAGCGCGGCAGGATCGTCGGTCGGCCGGCGACGACCGCGCCGCCGCCATATTTGCGGCCGTCGACCTTCACGCCGCCAAGGGCGCGATGGGCGTAGTAGTCCGGCGTCTGCGCCACGCCCGAGGCGCGATCGGCGATCATCGCCGCCTCCGCGGCGTCCTGCGCCGCAACCGTGACTTCGGGGGTGCTGGAAAGCGCCGTTCGGTACTTGTCCAGCTCGGCGCGAATGGCATGGCTGTCCGACGTCGTCAGCTTTTCGCCCTTGCCCTTAAGCGACAGGCCGCGCGCCACATCCTGGGCGAACTTGGGCGAACCGCCCGCCGCCAGGTCCGCCGCGTGGATCCATACTTGCGCCGCGTCCCCCGCCGCCGGGCTGATTTCGCGCAGGAGCTGTTGGGCGCCGGCCGGCCCGATTGTCGAGCGCGCCGCCTGCGCCAGCTTGATCCCCACGGCGGGGTCTTGCTCGATTTGCTGGCCATAGAAGCTCTTTTCGGCGTTGGTCAGCATACGGGCCGGAACGCCGTATTCCCCCGCCAGGACGCGGCCCTGAGCGGCGCGCTGCGCCAGGTTCTGGCCCCAGGCCGCCAGCGCGTCGGGCGATCCCGAAAGCGGCGCGGCGGTATCCAGGGTGGACACCGCGATCAGCGCCGGACGGCTTTTGTCCCCGAGCGCGAAATTCAGCGGATCGGACGCGAAGCCCTCGGACGTGGCCAGGAAGTTGTTGATGCGCTCGGCGCGGCCCTTGACCTTGTCCAGCCGCCCCAACCAACCTTTCAGGTTCTTGGCCTGGGTTGGATCCGCCGCCAGCTTGCGATAGGCCGCTTCGCGCAAGGCCAGCATCTTGCCGACGTCGCCGCCCGACTGGGCTAACCACTGACGCGCGTTGTCCACCCCTTGGTTGACGGCCGCGTCGAAGGCCACCAGCGCGATGGCCGGCGGCAGGTGATCGGCTCCGATGGCGTCCCAATATCTCGACCGATAGCGGTTCATGGCCTGATGGCGTGTCAGGTTCGGAACGTTCAGGTCGGGATTGGCCGCCCGGTTGATGCCGAAACGCGAGGGACCGCGCCCGTTGTCGTTCGGCACCAGGACGCCGCCGCCCTCCTGATCGTCGATCACGAAATTCGCGGCGGCGACGAACCCCGGCGCCGCGCTGGCGTCGCCATCGAACTGCGATCCTGCGCTCGCCGCTTCCGCGGCGCGCTCGGTTCGCTGGATCTGCTCGATGAAGTTTTGCTTGACGTTCGGCTCCAGCGCCTTGTCCAGCTGCCCGCCGGCCAGGATCGCTTTGGCCATATCCAGCTGGCCGTTGTTGATCAGGCCCTGGACGCGACCTTGCGCCAGCCCATGCTGCATCTCGGCGTCCACGCGCGCCCGCAAGGCGGGGTCGCGGATCGTGCCGAGCACGTCGGGCAACAGCTTGACCGCGTTGTCGTAGCCGGCGGGATTGACCAGCAGGCCATTTTGCAGCGCGTCCAAGTTCGTCTTCACCGTTTGAAGGGTGACGGCGTCCTGGCCCTGGGTCTGCACCGCCATGGCCTTGCTGAACTCGCCATAACGATCGGCCGCCGACCGGTTTTCGAACCGGGCGCGCAAGGCGGGATCCTGCACGGTCTCGGCCACGGCCTTGGTCGCCGCGTCGAAGTCGGCGGTCGCGCCATCCGCATAGCCGGCCAGGCCCGCCGCGTCGGTCGGCCGCGCCTTCAGCGCGGTGTTATACTGGGTGTCGCGCGCGATGAGCAGGCTGGCCAGGGCGTTGTTCTCATCGCGGGCCTGCTGCTCGCGCATCGGCTCGGCGCGCTTGGCCGCCTCGGCCGCGCTGGCGCTGGCGCCGACCTGCGCGCGATAGCTGTCCATCTGCGCTTGCAGGGCCTTGCGGCGGATCGGATCGCTTTCCGCGTTCAGCAGGGGCAGGAAGGCGCGATCGGTCGCGTCCAGAACGCCTTGCGCAAGGCCGGGGGCCTTGCCGTCATAGCCGTCGATCGCCTGGCGCACGGCGGTGTCGTTGCTGGCGCGGAAGCTGGTGAGCTGTTCTTGCGCCCAGCGGCTGGCGTCTTCGGTCTTGCCGCGTTCGACCGCGGCCAATCCTTGGCCTAGGCCCTGCGCCAGGTCCTGCACGCCGCGCCCGACGACACTGGTGTCGACGGCGGCCGTGCTGACGCGATCGGCGCCGACGCGCGACTTGGGAAGCGTCGCCATCCTAGTAAGCTCCTCGCAGGTCGAAGCCGACGCTCTGGGCCTGCTGCAAACCCTGCGATTGCTGGGCCGCCAGGCGCGCGGTTCGCGTCGCATTCATGGCGCCCAGCGCCGTCGCGGCGCTGGCGCCGGCTTGAAGGAAGCCTGTCGCCAGGGAAAGCGTCCCCTGTTTGCGCGTCACGCGGGCCTGATAGTTCAGGTTGCGCCCCTCGACCGTGCCGGCATACAGGGCCGCGCGGGCGTTATAGACGCCGCTGGACGCCAGGTCCGACAAGGCGCCCAGAGCCGATCCCGTGATGCCCGCGCCGCCGGCCCCGGCGTCGACGGCCGCCGCGCCCGCCGCCCGGTCCGCCTGTTCCAGCGCCAGTTGCGCGTTGACGCCCGCCTCGGCGCGCGCCTGGTTGGCGCTGGCCTGCATGGCCTTGGCCTGGGCGCGGGCCGCCTTGAACGCGCCGATCCCACCCAGAATGTTGCCGATGGCGGAAACCCCCGCCATCACCGTGACCGGATCCACCTCAGCCCTCCCACACCATGTAGGCTTCGCCGACGTCGACGAACCCGATCCGTTTCAGCAGGCGCACGGCCTGGGGCGTTGGCGCCGGTACGGCCTGGATGGTCGGACGCCCGAACTCCCGCCTGGCCCAGAACAGCGCCGCATAGGCCGCCTGCACGGCAATGCGCCACTGGCGTGGCGTCAGGTCTGACATCAGCGCCCAAGCGCCCAAGCGCCGACCGCCCAGAAGCTCCAACCCGCCAATGCCCAGCACGCGATCGCCCAGATAGCCAGAGGTCAGCGTCCAGCGCGGTCCATCAGGCAGCACGCCCCCCTCTAAGGCGAACGCCTCGGCGAAATCGGCGCGAGGTTCAAAGCGACGCTCGTCATGCGCTTCATAGGGCTCGATGCGTATGGTCCTTGATCCTCGCCCCCAGGTGAGCATCTGGCCGCGCTGGCGGGCCGCCCAGGCCTCAGTCATTGACCACCTCGCGGGGCGACAGGGCCAAAAGGATCAGGTCGTATCCGCCGTCGATTTCGATCACCACGCGCGGGTCGCGATCCGTGCCGCCGGTGACGGGCAGGCTCTTGACCATGCGGCGATACGGGATCACCGCCAGGTCTTCGGGCCGGCGCTCGCCGAACGCCTCCAGCCTTTCGCGATCTTCCAGGCGCACACCCGCGCGGGCCATCACGCCCTTGGCGATGACGGTGATTTGCGTCACCCGCTGGCGCTTGCCCATCGTGGTCGCGAAGCCCGCCAGGTCGCCGGGCAGGCTCACATAGCGCGACAGGTATTCGAACCCCGCCACCATCTCGGTGAAGGTCACGCCCTCGGGAAGGCGCACGGAGCCGGCCACCACCTCGCGATTGCGATATTCGGCCCAACCGTCGACGCCGCCGACGCTGTTGGCGCCCATCAGGCACACATGTTCGCCGCTGGCGTGGTCCAGCCCGTCGACGCCGTTCGCCGCCGGGCCGCTATAGCGCTCCGCCGCGTCCAGGCGCAGACCCTCCTCGCGACGGCTCAAGGTCAGGATCGCGCGCTGCGCCGCGCCGTTCTTTTCGCGAACGACATGCAGCCACAAGGTCGATTGCGTGCGGCTGCGCGGCAGGGCGGCGATGTACTCGACCCGCCATCCGCCGCCCAGCTGGTGGCTGTTCCAGCCGACGACCTTCTGTTCGCGATTATAGACCAGGGAAGCCAGGCCGCCGTCCGCGAGGCGTGCCCACAGCACATAGTCCGGCTCGCCGGTCCAGGCGATTTCCTCAAGCCCGCGCGCGATGATGTGCGGCGCCAGGAAGCCGAGATCCGCGCCGACCTGGGTCAGGTCGGGCTGAACGATCAGCTCGCGTAGCCCTCCGCTCACGGTGATGTAGATCACGCCGCCGTCGCCGGCCTTCTGGGGTTGCGCCTCCGAGGCGCCATAGCCGGTCAGGCCGCGCGGCTTGGCCTTGTCCGGCGTCATCGGATCGTCCAGCGCGCCCCCCGAAAGCGTGCTGATCCCCGCGTGCGTTCCCGCCAGCAGGCGCGCGGTATCGAAGACCCACAACAGTTGCGCGCTGTCGGGCCCGACGAAATTGCGCACGGCGTCGTCGTCGACCACGCGCCCGGTTCCTAGCCCCGGCGTGAAGTCCGCCTGGTCGACGTTGAAGCCCGCCACGCGCGTGGCGTCGAACTTGTCGGGATCGCCGGCCCCGCCGCCGACCACCAGGCGCTCGTCGCGAAAATCGGGCCAGGCCGTGGGCCAGCCGCGATAGTCGGAATAGGCGGCCTCGGCCCAGACGCTGGTGGCGGGAAAGGCGGGGTTGGCGCCGGACGCCAGTTTGTGCTGGGCGTCGCCCGTGGTCGGCAGGGTGCGGATGACCGTTCCCATGGCGCTGAACGCGCCGATCACGTCGGTGATCTGGACGATGCCCGCGCCGTCGTGGACATATTCCCACAACTTCTTGCCGTCGCTGACCACGCCGCGCTCGTGCACGGGCGGCGTGTTGCCGGTCTTGGTCGTATTGCCCGGCGCGTCGGCGTCGCGATAGATCCGGCCGTTGCTGATCGCCAGCTCGTTGTCCTCGGGGTCCCAATCGGCGGTCCAGGTTTTCAGGCCGGGCGTGCCGGTCGCCGCGCGCAATCGGAACTGCGCCCCCACCATGCCCGGATCGAACAACGGCTTGGTCGCCGTCAGCGTGACGGCGCCGGTGATCCCGCTGGCCGAGATGGTGAAGTCACTGTCGGCGTTCTCCGCGCGCCAGGGGCCGTTGACGAACTCGTAAGGCGCCCAGTCCCAGGTCTGGCTGTCGATGTTGCGCCGCGCCAGGCGCATCGGCCGGCGGCCGTCGCGATGAAAGAACACGATGATGTCGCCGCTCTGGCGCCAGCGCAAACCGGGCAGGTCGGCCGCGCTATAGGGCGACGCGATCTCGATCGGCAGGCCCGTGCTGGTTTCCGTCACCAGGCTGTGATCGGCCCGGCGCACACGGAAATAGAGATGACCCAGCTCGAGACACAGACAGTCATCCACGGACCGCACGAACGGGATGGGTCGGCAGGGCAAGGCGCTGTAGGCCGGCGCGCCGACGTACCAGGTGCCCGGACGCCGCGCGAGCGGCCCCAGGGCCAGCCCCATGAAGTTCAGGCCCTGGGCCATGCCGTTGGCGTGCTGCTGCAAATCGGACAGCGCCCAGGCGTCCTCGCCGATCTCGCCGCTGTTCCAACGGTTCTTGAAGCCTGTCGCTCTCGCCATGCGCCTTTGTCGCGCGAGAACGGGACCGGGGGGGTTAGCCCGCGCTGGCTCTCAGTCGCGCGTAGCGATCGTCAACCAGCGGCGGTTGCCCGCCCTGCTGACTGCCCTCTTGTCCGATCGCCGCCAGCACCGCTTCGCGCGCGCGCTTTTCCAGCTTGGCTTCGCGATCCTCGTCGGCCGTGATCGCCAGGCAGGCCAGGGCCGCCAGACGCAAGGCGACCGCCGTGGCCAGGGCCTCGGGCAGAACGCTCCAGTCGATGCGGCGGATATAGCTGATCTTCAGCGCCCCGCCTTGCTCGGCGCGGATCACCCGCTGTTCGGCGCCGTCGACCACTTCGGAGCCCTGTTCCCAGCCGCCGGCGCAGTTGGCGACCTCGGTCAGGCGGATCGCGTCGTTGGGCAACAGATAGACGTAGGGATAACGCCAATCGCCCTCGATGGCGGCTTGCTCCAGAGTGGCGTGGCGCATCGCCACGGTCCAGTGGTGATCGCCCAGGACCAGGGTCAAGGCGCTGTCCACGAAGGTCAGCATCTTGCGGCCGGCGGAAAGCAGCTCCGATGGGTCCAGCGTCTCGACCGGATCTTGCCCCAGGAAGCCGAGGGCGCGGTTGAACACGTTGACCTTGCTGGGTTCGACCATGGCGGATCCTTGCCTTCAAACGTGACGCGGGGCGGACCCGGAAGGAGGCCCGCCCCGCTGATCGCTCGGTGTTCGCGAGGTTGAGAGCGACGCGGCGCGCCGAGCGAAGGGGGTTAGCGCTTCTGGCCGTGGATTTGCCAGGTCAGCGTACCGGTGGCGGCCGCACCGCCCACCTTGGCCAGCAGTTCGCACATCGGACCGACCGCGCGCGCGGCAGCGAGACTGGCGTAGCCGAGCTGTTTCCAGAGGGGCAGGAAGTAGTTGGCGATGTCGACCGACTTCAGCACCAGGGCGTTGCCGGCCGCGCCGGACGTGGCCTGGGCGTTGCAGAGCGCGGTCGGATAGGTGACGTCGCCGATACTGATCGTCGTGTTGGCGCCCAGGTTGTCGTACCAGAACTGGGCGCCCGTCGAAATGACGCTCTCCCAGGGCAGCACGGCCAGTTGCACCGTATCGTTGATCGCCGCGGCGTTCAGCTCGATCGTATCGCGAACGATCACATGATCGGTGCCGTTTTCGCAGGTGTGCGAGACCTGGCGCGGCGGGGCGGCTTGCTTGGGCGTGCCCACCAGCGCACCGAAATACTTGGTCATTGTCTTGGTCTCTCAAGGTTCCCGGCGCACCGGGCGGGCTTCAGGCCCGAACGGAGGGCGGCCGGGGCTCTAGGCCCCAGCCTGGAACGATCAGCCTTCCTTGGCGCGGATTTCGACTACGCCCAGGTCGTAGCGGCGAACCCCGCCGTGCTGGGCGCGATAGAAGGCCTGGGGCGTATCCGACTTGTCGTTGCGGACACGGATGCTGGCGTTCGTGATCGGACGAGCCTTGTAGATCACCGCCGGCTTGATCCAGGCGACGCAGCGGCGAATGGCCGGGCTTCCGGCGACGGTGAGCACGCGCTTCTTGGGCAGACGAATGAATTTGAAGCCCATGAACTCGTTAATCGTGCCGGCGACCAGGGCCTTGACGTCCGTGTAATACTGACTGGTCGTCGGCGTCGAACGCAGCAGGTCCGAACGCTGGGCCGAGGTCATGGCGACGTAACGGTCGCCCTCCAGCTCGCTTTCGTCCAGCAGCTCCGAGGCGAAGATCAGTTTGCCCACCGACATGCCGTAGTCCGCGCCGCCGGTAGGGACGGTTTCGTCCTGGTGGGCGTGGGTCACGTCGTTGGCGGCGATGACCTGACTGGCGGGGAACGCCACTGGCGTAGGCGGACTGTTTTCGTCGGCCTTTTCATAGGCCGGCCCCAGCAGGGCGCCCATGATACCGTCGTCGGTCTTGCGCCAGCGGCCGGCCATCAGAGCAGCCATGGTCGGGTTCGTCGGGTCCACCAGCTCGGCGGCCTTGTCGACATTGTCCAGCCACGCGCTGTCACGGAAGCCCGAGAACCAGCCGACGCGGCGGGTCTTGTCCAGGAACTTGTCCGGGGTGTCCGGCACGCGAGTGGTGTCGTCCTCAGGGTCCGATTGACCAACGTCGTCGGCGTTGAACATCGTACCCGGCGTGGCGTAGTTGAGCTCGCTCTCGACCGCATTGACCAGCTTGCTGTCGGTCTGCTGCGGCGAAAGGTTCAGGTTGGCGGTGAAGCCCGGGACGTACTGCGAAAGTTCGGTGTTCTCGGCCATGGCCGGATCCTCGCGCTGCGGCCACGCGCGCACGCGTGGCGTCGATCAATGGGGTTTTGATCGGCAGCACCGCCCGGATACCCGGATGCTTACCTGGGCGTTTCGCGCCCTGTCTCGTCGCCTCCTTTACCGGACCCTCAAAGCCGCGCTTCAAGGACCCCCCGGTTGTAGGCGAAGCCGGCGGCACAAGGCCGCCGACGACACTCTAGTTGGCTGAACTGATTTGCGTCTAGGGTCAAGCGGCCTTGCCGCTCTCGGCATCCAGCAGTTTCTTCCGCTCGGCCATGACGGCGTCGTGCTGGGGATGGTTGCGGTCGCGCAGCGCGACGCCCTTGACGCTATCGGCCTCCAGCGCCATTCGCGCGGCGCGCGCCTGATCCGGCGTCATCCCACGATCTTGGCGATTGTTTCCGGCGCCAGGCAGGTCGCCTTGCTCCGAGCGAAGATCGCAGACCTTGGCCAGAAGTTTTAGGAGCGTAGGGCTGCTGCCGAGCCCTTCGTTGTTCAGCGCCTCGATCGCGTCCTTGCCGCCCAGATCTTCGATCAGTTTCGTGATTTCCTGGTCGTAGATTTCAGTTTTGGCGCCCCAGACCTTCTTCACTTCGGCTCGGCAGGCCTCCGCGCGCGCCTTGGTGGCTTCTTCCTCGTCCTTCAGCGCCTGGGCGACCGCTTCGTTTAGCACCTCGATTGCTGACTCAACGACAGCCTTGCTAGCACCAGCGGCGTGAGCCTTCTCGACGAACTTGTCGATAAACGCCTTGTCAGCGTCCGTTGCGCCTTCCGCCAACTCGACGCCGTAGCCCTCGATCGTCTCGGGACGGCCGATCGCGGCGTAGATCTTGCCCCAGCCCTCGGCGTCTTCCGGCTTGTCGGGAATGGTCAGCAGGCGATTGGCGGGCACGCCCAGGCGCTTTTCGGCCGCCACCAACATACGGGCCACGTCCTCGGCGGACTTGGCCGTGTTAATGCCCTGATAGCCGCGAAGATCCTCCGCCCAGTCGGCGTAGAATGGCTTGTCAGAAGTCTGGCTCGTCGTGGTCGCCGTTCCCGTGGTGTCGGTGGTCGTCGTTTCCGTCGTCGTACTGCCGCTCGTGTCGGTCACTGTCGTCTCCTTCCAGCTCAGTGATCATGATGCCCAACGCCGCCCCCGTGGGATCCGGGCCGGCCAGGGCGAGGATTTCAAGCGCGAGGTCCGCGCGGCCGTCATGAAAGCCGGCGGCGCGCGTGCTCATTTCGGCCGGGCGCCCCTGCGCGACCTTGGCGCGCACCAGGATGTCCAACAGGACGATGGCTCCGCTGTCGGTTCCGAACACCGTGCGATAGTGGCGCTTCAGCGCCTCGGGATCGCCCTTGCGGACGACGTCTGCCACGCGGCCAGGGTCGAAGTTCAGCATGATCAGCCAGCCGCCCTGAACTCGCCGCACCAATCGGACGGCTCGACGCGAGGCCGGCCGGACGCGCCCACAAGGACGGTCGGCGGATACCGCCAGCATGTCATGCCGCGTTCGTGCCTATAGAAGTGACACCTCTCACAGGCCGGCGGAGCCTCCCCGGGGCGCGAAGAGGACGGCGGGGCCGACCTCGCTTTCCTGGTCATGCGGCGGCCCTTCCTGCCCCGTTTTGCATCTGGTCGGCCGATGTCAGCGATGCCGCGCCCTGCCCCGCGTCCCGCAACGCCTGGGCGGCCGTGGCGGCCGTTTCGACCTGCGCGGTCTGTTCTTGCTGAGCGGCGCGCGCGGCGCGGTCCTGCGCCACGAACTCGCGCGAGCGCAGCATTCCAGTCGGCGCAGCCATAGCGTCAGCCGCCGCTCGGAGCCCCTCTTCGACGGCGATGACCGCGATGGACGTCTGATCCAGGTCGCGCCCCATGGCCGCCAGTTGAAACAGTTGGCGTACCGTATCGACCTGACCTTGCTGCTGGGCGATGGCTAGCGGGCCAGCATAGTCCCAATCCACCGCGACGCCGCTCAGGGCGTCCGGCGGCGTGGGCAGCTGATCGGTCGCCACCATGGCTTCCAGCGTGCGATCGGCGGTAGCGCCCATGAGGTCACGATCGACGGACGGCACGAATGCGCTCATCGCCCGCAAGCGCAACTGGCGTCGCTCGACGATCTCTTCGGCTGTGACATTGCCGTTGTCGCGCAGCGTCATCCAGTCGGTGAGAAAGTTTTCCTCGATCCGCTTTTCCAGCATTTTCATGAAGTCAGCGCCGATACCGACATCGCCGCCGACGGGAAAATACTGAACCGCGTCCTTGACGCTCTGGAAGCCTAGGCCGCTCTCGTCATAGTAGTTTGGCGCGCCGGGTCGGCGGTCCATTTTCTTGGCGAATAGGCGCGACGGCAGCATCATGGGCGGATCTACGCGCAGCGCCACGCCGCGTTCGACGCTACGCTGCAGGTCATTCAACACCAGAGCGTCCGGCAGAGCATCCCAGGCCAGGCCCGTGCCGTAAACGCTGCCTTCCTCGACCTTCAGGCGGGGGACCGCATATGGGAAGCTTTCGTATCCACTCTCTTCTAGCACGGCGTCCTTAAAATCCGGCGCCATGACCACGCTGGCGAAGGGCTTATTGGTCGCCACCGCGCCCTGACGCCCGGAAGCCCGCGGCTCGACCGCGTGCAGCAGTTTGACGGGCGTCGCGGCCGTATTCTCGTCCGAGACCAGTTTGTGGATCTGTTCGACCTTGTCGGCCTCGGGATAGCGCTGCACCACGCGCCAGGCCGGCAGTGACCACCCGAAATAGAGCGTGTCCACCTCGCTGTCGTCATTCTCGCCAAACCAGCACGAGCGCAGCGGCCGGGCCTGATACTTCGGGCCGAAGCCGCGCTTCGTGCCCGTGTACAGCACCCCCGAGCCGAAGCCGCCCAGCTCCAGCGCCACCCGGCTGATGCCGCCAAAGAAGCCCGATTGGGGCAACATCATGCGGTCGAACACCGACCAACTCACACCGTCCAGATAATCCAGACTGGCGTCGTCCAGGTCGGTGGCGCGGCCGGCGGCGACCAGGCCCCGCGCGACGTTCGGTTTGATGAACGGCCGGGTCGGGTCGATCATGTATCCGACCAGCATCGCGGCGAACCGGCCGAGGCACTTCTGGGGCACACTTGTGGT